CTATATATTCAGTGTATAATTTTCCTGGATATACATACGACGCAGTCAAATGTGAACGTGATATAACTTATATTCTTGACGGTTATCTTAACGATTTGCGTTATGGCGGCAATGTACAAACTAGACTACTTGCCAGTCGATACTGGGACGGCGAAGTTCCGCAAGTAGATGGTGATAGATCACCTGAAATTGCCACTCACACATTTATTCGCAATTTAATTAATGATTATATTTTTACGCAGGCAGCGTATACTGCCTTACAAGTTTCTTATCCAAGACAAATTTTAGGCGGTATTATTGGGGAATCTGGGTCAACTGACCGTATTGTAACTCTTGCTGGAATAGTAATTTCAGTAATTCAGTCAGGATTATCAGCAGTTCCTGCTATAGCATACGGTGTTACTACAATTAAACTTCAAGGCCAGTATCAACTTGACAAATTATTGTTAATTACTAACGCAACTACTAATCAAATTATTTACAACTTTAGTGACCCGTTACTGGGCGCCACCGCAAGTTTTGAAGCGTCACATAATAGTAACGGCAACGACAGTGATCTCGATTACCCAGCATTCTTACAAATAACCGACAGCATTACAACATTACAGTTAGTTGCCGATACTAGTACGTGTTCGTCAACTGACGATATACAAATATTTGTAGAAGGCGAAGCACAAATAACAAGACCGTACGATTTTGGTACTGATGCTATTGAACGTTTGCGTGTTGCGCAACCTCAGTCTATGCTTGACGCTGACTTTGAGTATGGACTACAACCTACTAAGTGGCAGGCTATTGGAATTGCCCGTGGGTATCCGTCGGTATACGAAATTCCTGGATCTGACACTGCTGTACTCAGTGTAGTAACAGACGCATCTGCCGGCACTGGCGGAGTAGGCCAGTCGCTGATAACGGTGACAACTCAAGGGTCGCACGGCTTTGCAGCAGGTGGGCCAATTACTATTCGATCATTAGCAAACACTATTTCTGGGTTCAGCCGCGCAGAAGGTACGTTTATTATTGTTGCGGTTCCTACTGCAACTACATTTAGTTATTATGCCACAGCTAAAGTGGGAACATTTAACGGACAAGTGTTAGCTACATCGTATAGTCAACTACGTAAAGGCGCATTCTATACCGGAGCAAGTATCGGAACCCCATCGTTCTCTGTAGCAAGTAACGGCGTTGCTAGTTCGTTTGCTACAAAATTTATTACCGCTATAAATACCGACCAAATTGCAATTGCTGGAATATTGCCAGCATTAGGAGCGCCTCTTACTGGAACTGGAATTAATCCAGGAACACAAGTATCAGGAACTGTTGGTCCTGGCGGTATAGCAGTTACAGCTAACTTGGGACTTCCAACTAATATTGGCGATACTGTAATAAACGTAATCGATTCAACCGGCATCTTAGAAGGCATGGCAATTGATAACGGAACCGGTACTGCTGTATTTGTAAGCAGTATTTCAGGCTCGGATATTAGTATAACGCAACCAGTAACTGCCGCTCGTTCAGGAAGTACACAAACTTACACAAATATTTCAGGTACTAATATTACGCCCAGTGGCACCGGAGCAACTTTTAGTGTTGATAGAACTGACGGACTTTATGCTAATTTACAAATCGTCAACGGTGGCAATGGTTATGCGGTCAACAATAAAATTAAAATTCTAGGATCAGCCTTAGGTGGAGCAGATGTTACTAACGATATAATTTTAAAAGTAACATCAGTAGTTAGTATTAATTCATACACAAATGTGCTGTTTAGTACCACTACTGGATCAGGAATTGACGCAAGATTTAATATTGCTATAGACGAAAGTTTTAACTATTCAGTTGTAGTAAATAACTCCGGCTCGTTATTTGTTGCGGGAGATAGTATAACAATTAACGGATCAGCGTTAGGTGGCGCAGACATAGTAAATGATGTAACGTTTAATGTTGCTACGGTAACTGCTACTTACACTGCTGTACCGCTTAGTACAACTGATAGCGCATTAGGTGTCGGCGCAACGTTTAATGTAATACGGACTGGCGCAACATATTCAGTAACAGTTAACAATGGTGGAACTAACTTCCAACCAGGCGATGCCATCACAATTCTTGGAAGTCTGTTAGGCGGCGTTGATTCGGTAAACGATTTAACTTTTTCAGTACTGGCCGAAACTGGACTTGTTATTGATACCATAACTGGTGTTACTGGCACAGCCGCAGGCCCAGGTAGCATTGTTACAATTAACACTATTGTGGGTACCGGTGTTATTATTGTTGGCCGTGCCAGTGCTGCAACTATTTTATCTGGCAATAGTGTTATCGGCGAGCGTTCATATTCTGGATTATCACAAGATTCTACAAATGGTATTGGGGCCGGCGCAACCTTTGACATAGCAACCAGCGCCGGCAGTTACGCAGTAACAATCGTTGCGGCTGGAAACGATTATTTGTTTGGAGATACATTAACCTTTTTCGGTAGTGCGCTAGGCGGTGTTGATATAGTAAACGATTTGACGATCACCGTTACATCGGCGACCAGTGCCGGCGGTAATATTTTAACATTTGACTCAGCTGGTGCTCCTGGCACAAATGACACTACATTTACACCATTAACAGGTACAAATATAACAACTGGCACAGGAGCAACGTTTGACATTACCCGTAGTGGCGGATTGTATACTATAGTTGTTCCTAACTTAGCTGGTAGTACTTATAGTGTTAACGACCGCATTTTAGTTACAGGAACAACTCTTGGAGGCACTAGTCCTACTAACAATTTAACTATTACAGTTACTAGTGCTGGGTTAACTGGAGATGTTATTGAAGTTTCAAATAGTGGTACTGCGGTATCAGGGTCATCTATTGATTTTTATTCTGCGGTGGCGTTGAGTGACGTTACTACTGCTGCAATTCCTGACAACACATCAATTAGTACTGCTGCCATTGCTATTTTACAAATATCATTTACTGCGCCGCATGGACTAGTACCGGGAGCAAGCCTAGTAGTTGATATTACTAGTACTGGCACTAATCATGCGTTGGCTAAAGGGCCATTCTATGTAGAATCAGTACCGTCGCTAACTACTGTTCGGTATACTGCTAGAGCAGTGGGTACTATTGATACTGGCACTACTTTACAAGGGGTTGTTTACGCTCGCCCGGATAGTTATTTTATTCATAGACCATATGACGGCGGCGTTCAATTAGGAACTGGTGGACCACAACACGGTGTACAGGCAATTCGTATGAGTAAGAAATACATTCGTTACCAATCTGGTAAGGGTATTATGTATACTACCGGAGCATTATTTGCGCCAAGTTATAACTTACAATCAATCTCGGCCGACGGCACAGTTGTTGGATCGTTTATTACGGTGAATACTGATGATGTAGATCACGGATGTCAGGTAGGTGGTCGAGTTAGAATTATTGGAGTTGACACTGCGGGGTATAACGGCGAATATACAATTGTTGACGTACTAACTGAACGTATATTTAAAATACAAGCACAAACTACACTGGCAAACGTTTACGGAACAATTACTACCGCAGCCCAAATGTCAATTTTAGGATGGCATGGTGCTACAGTCCGTGCTGGAACATTTGATGATCAGAATGGTATGTACTGGGAGTATGATGGAAAGGAATTAGCAGTGGGTCGTAGATCAAGTACCTTGCAACTATCGGGCGTAGCAAGTATCCCGAGAGATGGAAATACCTTAACTGGAGTTAACACTCGGTTCCGTGATCAAGTTAAAGCAGGTGATAGGATTGTTATTAAAGGTATGACACATGTAGTTTCAAACGTACAAAGTCAAACATCACTATCAGTAACTCCTGACTATCGTGGAGCAGTTAACGCAACTGCCGCTAAAATATGTTTGATTCAAGATTTAATTATTAAACAAAGTGAATTTAACTTAGATCGTTTAGATGGAACAGGACCAAGCGGTTATAATCTAGACATTACTAAAATGCAGATGATTGGTATGCAATGGTCATGGTACGGTGCTGGATTTATTGACTTTATGCTAAGAGGTTCGGACGGTAACTATGTGTTTGCTCACCGCATTCGTAACAGTAACACTAATACAGAAGCATATATGCGTACTGGTAACATGCCAGTTCGTTATGAAGTTATTAACGAAGGCGCAACCGGAAAACTACGTCAATCTATCACTGCTACTCAAACAACAATTCCGTTAATGGACGCATCACAATTTCCAGATGAAGCTGGCATAGTGTACATTGATAACGAACTAATCGCATTTAGCGGGAAGACCAATAATACACTAACTGGATGCACAAGGTCCTCTCCAATGGTAAACTTTGTTGGAGGCGCACAACGTACTTTTAGAGCAGGGTCAGCAACCGTACACGAAGTAAACACTGGAGTAATTTTAATTAGTAATACAATTAGTCCAATTATTAGTCACTGGGGCTCTGCTATGCTAACCGACGGCCGCTTTGACGAAGACCGTGGATATTTGTTTAACTATGCGTCTACTGGTATCCAAGCGTCTACTACAAAACAAACTGCGTTCTTAATTCGCCTAGCACCAAGTGTATCTAACGCAATTATTGGTGATTTAGGTGAACGGGAACTTATTAATCGTGCGCAATTATTGTTAAAATCAATTGCTGTAACATCAGACACTGGTACAGGCGGTTTGGTTATTGAAGGAGTATTGAATCCACAAAACTATCCAATTGATCCGACCGCAATTTCTTGGTCTGGGCTAGCAGGTAGTTCCGCAGGCGGTCAGCCATCTTTTGCTCAAGTAGCTCCAGGTGGATCTGTATCATGGGCCGGCGGCGCAACTGTAACAACTTCAACAGCTACTACTACTGCGGCCCTAACAGGCACAGCAACAGTTCCTAGTAACGCATTGTTTGCTCAAGCAATCGGATCAAGCACACTTTACGTAACTAAAGCAAGTTGGGATACTTTAGGAGCATCAGCTGGTTTCAGTGTTGCGGCCTCTGAGACAAAGTATCCGGCAGGCACCACAGTTTCGTTGGTCACAGCAAACCCAACACCGGTTGCTACTACGTTAGGGTTAATCACTGGCACTGCTACTATTCCGCCAAGCCCTTTCTTTAAAACTGGAAATGCATCAACTACATTATATTTTACTCAAGTTTCGTGGGTTGCGTTGAATGCTGGAGTTGGTACTAGTATTTTTAGTAATGATTATCCTGTAGGTACTACGGTAGCTGGCGTTGCCGGGCCAGCAGTGGCAGCAGGTCAAAGCTATTACACAATTACAACTAGCCTAGGCTCAAATAGAACACATAACCCAGTTACAAGTAATTTACAAACTTATTATCTCCAGGCATTTAATAGTACTACAGTTACAATATATTTTAACGTTGGACAGACTTATGCTCCGTACATTATTGGAGATAGTATTACTGTATCGTCAGCTGTAGCACAAGCTAATGGTACGTGGAATGTTACTGAATGTTCAACAAGTTTTGTAAGATTTGTAGTAGCCACCGCATTTAACTTTAACGCCGGGACTGCTGGTTCTGTTGTGAATAACAACGCATTAGCAACTGTGACATTCTCATTAACTGGCGCGGCAGCGGCTGGTGTCCAGTCATTAAACTTTACACAAGCATCGTGGCTAGCATTGCCAATTGGGTCAGCAGTTGTTACTAATACTGTCAACGATGCTGGTAAATTTACCGCTGGCACACAAATACAAACTATTAGCGCATTGAGAACGTTTGCCGGTGTTAACTACTATACTGTTACGTTTAATGCCGTTTTGTTAGCAACGCAAGCACCATCTGCATCTGTAACATTTACTAATATTAATTATTACACAATTCTATTGAGTAGACCAGCTACTAGTACAATAAGTGCAGCAGCCACAGTGACATTTACTCCTGCGGTTATTGGTACTAACACTTCGTTCCTATATTTTACACAAGCATCGTGGGCCGCGCTAACCTCAACTTACGGCGCAACAACAGGAACTGAAATTGTTGACCCTACTAAGTTTCCGTCGGGCACTAAAATAGCAAGTATTGGTTTACTAAGCTCGTTTGGTGGCACTGCTTATTATCGTGTTAACTTTACACAGTCGTCAATTATTGCGATTGCCCCTGCGAGTACAATTACGTTCCAATTTGGTTTACCGCCTTACGCACAACCAGGTGAAACTGTATTCTCGTTTATTGCGGCCCCAGGAAGTGCGCAAACATTGGAATTGGGTGAGTTAAAAGAATTGACCAACACTACACTAGGTGGTAGAGGAACTTACCCTAACGGTCCAGACGTGTTGGCTATTAACGTTTATCGTGCGTCAGGCGCAGGTAGTATTCCTACTAACATTGTTGTACGTTGGGGTGAAGCGCAGGCTTAAGGAGTAATTATATCAACTAGGTCAAAGACAGTTTGTAATTTATTACGAATTGTCTTACTGTTGAAACTATTACGCAGACCTTGATGTAGTGGCTTTGGTGGATGATCGATAGTTGACCAACTCCACGCAATATGTTCGTCACTTAATATAGGAATGAATTCATTTTCTATTACACACAAGTACGTGTGAAAATTAAACACTTTATCGTTTGATACAAATGTTTCTAAAGGAATTGTTTTTAGAATTTTAGGCGGAGTGCCAATTTCTTCTTTGATTTCACGCTGAAGGCCTTGCCATGGGTTTTCGTCTATTAGATTAGTACCGCCAACTAACCCCCATGTGCCGGCATGTTTACCTTGAGCTTTTTGTAATAACAGAACTCGTCGTGTTGATTTAGCGTAGAACAATGCTCCGCTACAAACAATACGATCTTTTAAAGTTCTATTCTCCATTGGCCAACCCTGTAATCACCTTCAAATGACTTTGCCCACAGCACGTTATTCCACACGTACTGTATGCCAGTATATATATTTGTTTGAAGAAGATGTTGGCCTGTTTCTTGAGCATTAAATATAACATGCCAAGCGGCACCGTCCCACTCTATAATATCATTAGCGGATGCTATAAAATCTGTACCATCATTGTTTTTCCATGCGTCCGGACCATCAACATTAATAGTTTCTCCAATGTCTTCAACCAGCATGTATCTAGTGCCGGCACCAAGCTCTAATGCGCCAGTTGTTGGATCAACTAATCCAGATCCTCTTGGCCCCTTAGTTGTTGGGTCAATAATAGCATCAAACGTCCCTGGGCTACCGGTTCTAACACTTTGATAATTATTAAAAATATTTTCTGTTAACAAATCATCCTTAGGATATGTGTCCGGATCCCAATTTATTTGTAGTATTGCAGGATCAATTGCGCTTATAGCAATAGTGCCAATGACTGTTGAACCGTCAGGCTGATTTAAAAATATTCTACTTGACCCTGCTTTATATAAACCAGGATGCTGACTAAACAATTCGTCCCATATTAAGACAGCACCTTGCCTTAATGGTATGTCTAACGTGGGTTCTCTTGGAACAGCATTTTCGTTTTTACCCATTAATAATGCTTGACTATTGTATACCTGTATATGATAATTACTAATAGTTGCGGTATCTTTAGTAAGACCGCTATTCACAGTAACAGTATCTCCACCTAAATCGGCACCAAGCCCGTCAATGTACCCACCGTAGTCAGTATTACTATTTTGATAAAGTCCAGTAACAATACTAGTAATAACACCAAGATGTTTAACCTTAGCTGGAGGACTAATCCATATTGGAGTATCTAATGTAAGCGTGGCAATGTCTATAGGAGCATCCTGTGTACCAACAGGCACTAATTTACTACTCCATGACATACTAGCAAGTTCTAAAACAGTTAGACTGGTCCAATCAATGTAGTTATCAGTGGTTTGTAATTCTAAACTTGGATTAAACAACACAAGAATCTGTTCAAGTATTTGTAATTTTTGGTCTGCGTTAGCTGACCATATATCACATTTCATTGTTAATTTAAACGGAGTTGGCATCATACGTTCAACGGTATAATTTTTACCCTGCCCTACAGTATATACTTGTTGATCAATGTCACGTTCTCTAAAATGTAATTTACCAACATACGTGCTATCACTTAATCTTGCTCGATCAATATCTAACGCAGAAATATATACGCTAATGCGCGGAGTAGAGTTAACTACGTTTTCTGAATTTTGCCGTATAATATTGGCCACTTGCTTGTCAGCATCACCGTACATTACTGGAATACGTACTAGAGAACCGTCTCCATATTTTACAGAAAAATTACTTAGCACACGAATTGTCTGTGTTAGATATCTACGTATTTGCCCGTCATAAAAATGAAGCATTATAAATCCGCCTTAGGTCGAAGAGCTTTTGACAAACTTTGTCTTACTTCTTCTTTATTATTGTACAGTCCAACTTGCCATACTTCGGCGTATGGTATTGTTTGCTGTGTAGTTGGATCTAATAAATTAGTCAATGGTAGTGTAATTCTAACCTTGGCAACAGTATCTACCAGGTAGCTAGAAATCAATACTTGATCAGGATAGTCTGCTACAGTAAAGCCAATTTCTGTAATAGATTGTTTAATCATTATATAAGGAGCTTCGATATAATTTATAGTAGTATTAATCACATAAGCGCCAGCTGTCAGGATAACTGCGTCAACAGCTATTTGTTGATTGTAAATTGAATCAGTATTATTAATAAAACCAGTTTTCAATGTTTGACGAGTATTATTATTTGTCAATGTCATACGCACAGCGTCTTCAACTTTGATCCAGCGATTTTCTTGATATCTAAATAATCGGTTAGGTAAGAAGTCAGTGCGCAAGAAGAAATCGTCTTGGATTGCGCTTTCTGGAAATTGAATACCGTGGCCAAAATCGTATCCGTTAGCCGGAAATCCGTCACCTACCAAGTATCCAGTGTATCCTGTTCTAACTGGCCTAGCATTACTTTCTTGTGCTGTAATAGTAGCGTTACTAGCATCTAGACCTACACCTAATAAAGGAACAGAGTCAGCAGTATTTAAAATAGGTTTGCCTTGCGCATCAACAGCCAGCGTATAAAATTGTCTAGTTTCATATCCGCTCTTAGGAGTATCAGCTTCTGCTTGCGCAATTACAGTGTCGTTAACTGCTAATTCTTTGTTGTGGGTACTTAACAAATCACGTAGGGTTTGCCCTGTTAAATTGCCACTTGAATCTAACAACGGATCTCCGTTTGCGTCAAGAATAGGTTTGTTAAAGATATCGGCAAATTGCTGGTTGTCTGTAACTTTTCTAAGTTTTAATCGATACAAATGTGGATACCAAGTACTACTAAATCCTTCGCTAGCACGACCTACATCTTCGATAACATAGTAGCGTGGTAGACCTACTTCAAAATCATTCAAGGCAAACTGATCACGCAAGTGCGGCATTTCCATTACATCACCACTAATAGGTTTGCGACCAATATATTTGATAAAATCATTAATGTGTACAGTCATAAACAGGGTGTCGTTGTCTATGAACAATCCAAATTGACTTAAATTAAAGTCAATATTTTGTACATTATACAGTCCACGAATTCTGTAAATTTCTGAATCATACTTACGATCTCTGTTTTCTAAAAACAATAAATCTTGTATGTTAGTTACAGACGTTGTAGCATAATGCGGCTGATCAGCCGTGGCATTAGCTTCGCTAGTATTAGAACCGATATATTTGTGTAGGTAAACATCAGTTGCTCCTACCTGAAACATCTCAGAAATCTGGCGATCTATAAACTTGTAGTCTTGCCCTCGTTCAGGCTTGTATAAGGAAAGTCTTGGCATACTGATATTTATCGTTAGATAAATATGAGTGGAGAACTAATATGTCTGATTCTACATCTTTAATTGAACGAAATAATGTATTTGACTACGTGCGCAATATGCTAGGTGACGGCATGGTTGAAGTAGAGTTAGATCCTAAACATTACGAAACCGCTTTAAATAGTGCTATTACTAGGTTTAGACAACGCAGTAGTAACAGTGTAGAGGAAAGTTATAGTTTTCTAGAACTAATTCAGGATCAAAACGAGTACCGGTTGCCTGACGAAATTATCGAAGTACAAAGTGTATTTCGCAGAGCTATTGGATCACGTAGCGGACTAGGCGCTGGCGGAACATTGTTCGAG